AAATGGATAACTTTAGTGCGTGGATTAGACAAGAATTGATGAAGAAACAAGCTACACAATACAAAGCGAAGCCAGAAATCGATGAGAAGTATCAAGCATATTGTAATCCATGCGATCTAAGTTATCTAAACACTGATCCAGATATGATTAAAGGAATGCCATGTAAAGAATGTGGAAAGAAAACTTTCTATTTGGGGTTGGTTGAATGATGAAATTACACATGTGTCAGTTGTGTGGTATTACTTGGGAAGATAATGGAGAAGATATTGTGTTCTGTTGTCAATGCGCGGAGGAATTCAAATGAGAGAAACTATTCACGATGTACTATATTGGGAGATCACTAATTTAGTTCAACAAATTAAAGACGCTTTTCCTGGTCACAATGCTCTGCCTTGGGTAGATGCTGCAGTGTGTAAGTTAATTGATGCGCGTAGAGATTTGTCAGAGTATGAAAACGAGTGCATTAAACTTGAAAACCACCAGGAGACCAAATAGGTTTGAAGCCTAGTGTCTCTGTACGTTCTCTTTCTATTGGAGAATACTGATCCTTTCCTGCTACTTTCCCCTGGTTAATTGCTAAAGCAGCTTCAAACTGTAAGTCTACTACTTCTTCTAATCCTTCATAGATCAAACCCATAGGAGTACGCTTAGCCCAAGTAGGTGCATCGGGTCTGTTTACCCAACCTTCGTACAGTAATTTGCCTATGCGACGTAACGTCGGATAGTCATTGTTCATGTTTACACCTGGTTGGCAAGTTCGTATGATCTCTTGAGTCTCATCATATACTCAAGTTTAGGTTCTTCTTTGATTGTACCTGGTAAAACAATTCTCGATGAAGGAATACTTAGATCATCACCAATAGCACTTGCCACAGTTGTAGGAATTACAATTTTAGTAACGTACAATTTATCAGCTGCAGTTGGAGATAATGAACCAAATTGTTTTGAAAGGATTGGTTGGCACATACCTAATGTTGGTAAAGTAGAATTAATTAAGTTAATATCATATTGTCCAAACAATACAGTAGTCCATTCTTCTTGTAGATTAGTTCTATCGATCAATGCAAGCGCGGTTCCACTAGGTTGGATAAACCCTGGTGCAGAACCAAATGCAATTTGTGTTGCTAAAGTTCGTATTGGCGTTGGAGTTGATGAAACTAAATACATTATTGATTGACCTGATCCACCAAACGCGTTATAGTTCTGTGCTTCTTGAACAAAAGCTGTTATTGGATAGAATGTTTTACGTTCCATAGCATAACCAGATAGATCTATACTTCCCTGCCAATACATAATGTTACCAAAATGCTGCCATCCATTAGCTAATGAAAAGTCATCATAGTCTCGTCCATCACTAGAAGCAACGTAACATGAAGGTATTTCTATACGCAGAATTCTTTCTTGGTCTTCAGTCATTTTTTAGCCTCCTTCTTTTTCTTAGGTGATGGCTTAGGTACTAACTTAGTAACTGGTAGTAGTTCTTTAGGTATAGACAAAGGAGTTCTCATTTTTTCCTACTCCTTTTGAAAGCAGCTGACATACGCTTTAGATCTAATCTTCCTTTTTTGTCTCCACGCTTAAACTTAATGTGGTTTGATTTGTTTTTGATGTATCGCTGCCATGCTGATAGTTTACGCGTAGTTCCTTTGGCCGCTTTAGCCACTTTCTTAGTCGTAGACTTAACAGAGCGAGTAGTGCGCTTAACGTCGCCAATAAGTTCTCGTATTTCATCGAGAGTACCTTCTATTTTAACCAAGGTAAACACCTCAGTTATCACTAGCTGTTGATTGTATTGCGATTGCCATCCAGTCTTCAGAAGATAGTTTAACAACTCTGCAACGTACTCTAGCAGTTACGAAAACATCAGAGCCGCCAATAGCAGCGTTACCGACACCAGCTGTAAGATACATTTGGTCATTAACAACCATGAATGCTTCAGACAAAGCAGCTGGGCCAAAATTATCTGGGAAGAGATCGCTTGTGTGAGTTGCGATGTTAGCTGAGTAATCGACGTTAATAGTGCCAGAGGCAATTAGTGATTGATTGTCTGCTCTAACCATGGCAGTACCAGGATTTAGATCAGTCAATTGTGTACTAATAGCACCATCAGCATTCAACATGTTAGCAGCTGAGCCGAGGTAGTTAGCAGAGTTCTGGTAAACAAAGTCTACACTCTCTACTGCTATTGCTTGACCTGTTGGTACGTTGACATAAGCCCCTAGGTCTAGGGAGCCTTGTACAATAGTGCCTGCCGCACTTGCGCTCGGTAATAATACTGTTTCAGTTAGGTAGAAACTACCTGTCTTTGCTTTCGCCATATTACCCTGGTGTTATTGACGGTTATTAAACAAACCGAACATGTTCGCATCCTATCCCAGGATTAAATCTTCTTTACTAAAGCACGCCATTGTTACTCTCCCCAGCACACCCACCCTATGCGAAGTAGCCATACCATATATGGCCTCCGGCCTTTTTTCTCTAATACATACATACATTTAATATAAGATTATAAACTGCCAATGTAATATGAGACATAAAACAATAACTCTATGCCCGACTACTTACGAGATTGCACGCAAAATGGATAACTTTAGTGCGTGGATTAGACAAGAATTGATGAAGAAACAAGCTACACAATACAAAGCGAAGCCAGAAATCGATGAGAAGTATCAAGCATATTGTAATCCATGCGATCTAAGTT